GTTTCATATTAGTTTTGTATTGGTTGGTTAAATACTGCATCTTTTACCGTTGTGTAAGGTAAATTTGCTCTACGATTAAAATAACTGTTTACATTATTATTTTCGTTTATTGCTTCTAATTTACGTTTAGATAATTCTTCTTCAAAATCACGTTTTAATTCTAAAAATAAATTAATACTTTCAGCGGTTGTTTTGTCCCTGAATAAAATAATTTTTAAATCTTGTAAATTTTCGTTTTGGTTTTTAACTCCTGTTAAAAAATTCCAATAATTTGTTAAACGGTTCTTCATAGTTTTAAATTTTAGTTATAATTTCATTTTCTACTAATACTAAATCTTTTTTAAGTATTCCTTTTTCCTTAAGTATTTTAGCAAGGTGTACAGCTTCTTTTAAATTATACTCTTTTTTCTTTTGATAGTGTAAAGCTTGTGGGCTTACTCCTGTGTAAATACTTAACCGATATGCAGTTAATTTAGTTTGTCTTAATAATTGTTCTATTGCATTTGCCATAATTATAATTTTTCAATTTCTGTTTTTACTTCTTCCCAATACTTATAAAAGTTATCTGAAACATTTTCTAATTCTACACTATTTATAACAAGGTTAACTGCTCTTAAACATGAATTAACGACTAACTTATCTTTTTGTGATAAATTTAAAATAATAGAATAATGAAGTCTTAATTTTGTTGCTCTTTCTTTTGGTGTCATTTTATTTGGTTTTTAAGTTGTTCAATCGTTTTTTCTAATTCCATATTTTGCTTTTCTAATTTTGTTAAATAATCTTCAATTTTAATAAAAGCTAAACCTATTTCAGTTTGCTCCATTACTTCAAAGTCTACAGCTTCACTACAATATAACTCGTGAATGTCTACTGCTAAATCTTCTAAATCTGTTCTGTTTAAAACGTTACGCATAAAATAATTCATTTAAATTTGTAATAGTAATTTCTTTTCCAGTTGTTTCTTGTAATAATCTATAAGCATTTTCTACAGATAAATTTGTAAAACTAACTTCTTGCTCAAGTTTAGTAATTAAAGCCATACCGGAATATGGATACTGTTGTTTGTAAAGTAATAGCTTACCTTTGTTTACTTCTGATAATTTTTCCCAAAGTGTTTTCATAATTTTATGTTTTAATTATTAATTGATAGGGCAAATATAAAACGTTTAATTTTAATAAAAAAATTTTTTACTATTTTTTTTTAAAATTTATGCAAAAAAAAAGCCTTACAATTACGTAAGACCTTGAAAACATTAATAAAATTAACTTAAAATATTTTTAAATAATATCCTATTCCTATTCTTTTTTCGGTATCAAATGAAGCGTTTATTATATTTCCGCGTTTATTTTTTATACCAATTCCCGCGCTAAATAATGGTTTGTTTAATTGTAAACTATTGGCAACGTTTAGCCCTAAATATAAATTGTTTTTTGGCTTCGGCGCATTTACTTTTATTTCCTGGGGCTTAATTGTATAATCTAAACGCATTTGTTTTACGTTTCCGGCAACTTCGCCTGTAACTTGAGCGTTTATATAGTTATCATCAAATGTTTGCTTAAAAGCGTTTATTTCGATTGCTTTGTTATATGCTTGAATTTTAGCTAAACTATCCATTTTTAAAAATTCGTTTTGCATTCGGTTATTTTCCTCAAATAATTTATCTATTTGGTTTACATAAAACCCGGTACCGGTTGTATCTTTTAAAGTTCTAATAATTGGCACGTTAATAACCTTTTCATTTGTTACAATACTTCCTTTTATTTCTTTTGTAACTACTTTTATTTTTTCAGCAGTTTGTAGTTCAGGATTGCACCCTTTAAAAAAAAGTACACCAAATAATAATACCCAACCTAACCATACAAATACATCTAATAAATTAATTCTCTTTTCCATTTTTTATATCTTTTAATTGGTTTAATATATTTTCTTGTTTATTATTCCAAAACATATCACAATTATTAGCATCTTCTTCTCTATTAAAGATACCATAAGATTGCCTAAACTCTGAAGTAGGTGCTGTAAATCTATAACACGTTAATCTTGATGGACATTTATAATCCTCACATTTAGCTATATCACTCATATTTTTTATTATTATATTTTAATTCTATTATTTTATGATAAACTTTATTAACGCTTTCCTTATTGCATCCTCTATTATAATAGAATTTTATTATCCTTTGTATTCTTTGTAAATCTGACATATTAAAATATTATAGGGTTTATACTTTTTTGGTTCTCGTAATAATTAAAAACAATAAAACTACTATTTGTGTTTTTAAAGTTAGTTTTTACCCAATCACTTGGCGGACTAAATGCTCCAAAGTTTTGATATTCAAAAGCAGATGAAGAAGTAAAATCTAATAATAATTGGTGGCTATCTCCCTTGCTAAATTCTATTGTATAATTATGCAATTTGTATTCATCAATATAGTTTTTAATCTTTTCAATTTGTGTAGCGTCTAAATGTGGTTTAAAACCAAAACGCATATTTTTATCATCTTTTCCGTGAGTTAAAATAAAACATCTATTTTCTACGATATAATGGTCTATAAACTTTCTTTGATTGATTACCTTAACATTATCATATTTTAACTCTATATACGATTTAAAAGCACTATTAACGATATATCCAAAACTTCCTGCGTGGTTATCGTTGCAAATATTAGTACAAACTATTTCTTTATAATTACTAATTAACGCATCAATCATTCTTACTTTAAATTGTAAACCTACATCAAACGCTTTTTGGTTATCCATATTTTGAGGGAGTTCGTGTCCACCTCTTGTAGTAACAGAATTATAACCATCCATAAAATCACCTAATTCGTGTATGTGTAAAACATCTGATTGCTGATTAATTATAGTGTGATTAACCATAATTTCTAAACGCTTTTCTACTTCTGCTTCATTCCAAGCACCATCGTATAAACTATATCCGTTTTGGTTTACCTCCATACCGATATGAACATCAGTATAAACTAACCTATCAAACAAACTTAAATTATCAAAATCATTGTAAGTAATGCTTACAGGTTCAACTTTATCTTTAAAAATGTTTGTGAAATCAATTTCTTTAACTTCTTCTGCTTGTGGTTCTACATAAGTAGGGTTTTTAATAAAGATACTGCTTTTCTTTGTTTTAAGCCACAAATGCTTTACAGAAGTATTAGGCACATCTAACTCATCTGTTGCATCAAATACTCCCTCGTGAGTATCTAATAAACGCTTTCTATTTCGCTTAACGTAAGTTCTTAATAAATCTAAATCTTTATTAAATGAAGTACTATCATTTGTATTTAATAGTTTTTTTGCAATTTCGGTATCTGTAGCATTTCTATTATCCTGCAGAAGTTCCGTTAATTGCGTGTCATAATTTTTCCATTTTGAAACACTCATAATTATTTTTGTTTAAAAGTTTCAACAAATATATACAAAATATTTGTATATCAAAATAATTATATTATATTTGCGTATTCATAATTGAGTTTTGGTTAATAGTTAAGAAAAAACCCTTGCAGTCTTTGTAAGGGTTTTTTTGATTAAATACTTTTGTATTCAATTTTTGCTTCAAAACTTGGACAAGCTTTTTTAACTCCTTCAAAATCTTTATGTCCTTGTACAATAGCATTAGGGAATTGTTTTTTAGCTTGTTTTATTAGGTATAATAAACTTTCTTTTTGTTTTGGTGTTCTTGTATCTTTTGGATTTCCTTTTACATCTATGCCACCAATGTAACTAAAATGAATTGAATTATGATTATAACCTTTTACACCATTAGTTATATCTTCATATTTTGCTAATTCGTTAATAACTCCATTTGCATCAATTAACCTATGGTAACCGACTGTTTTCCATTTTAAAACATTTTTCCAATAATTTAAAATAGCTTGTTTAGTTGCGTTTGGTTGTGTAGCTGTGCAGTGTATTACAATATAATCAATCTTTCGCATTATTTTTTTTTCTTAAAGTTTCAACTATTTTTAATGTCGTATAAAATATTGAAATTACTAATAAAATAATTTTTAAAGCACTTTCCATATTTGAAAAGCTTAAAGCCATTGTTATCGTATTTAAAAAATACAATTTTAAATTGTTATGCGACATTTTTAGCTTTCATTAAACGTTCAACAATAGTAGTTACTCCCTCAATAGTAATATAAGAAGTACCAATAATAACCCAATCAGTAGAAGTAATTGAACCGCTAAATAAACCAACGGAAGCAATTACAAACACTGTTAATTTTCTACTAACCCATTTGTTAAGTAATAAATCTATTTTTTCTTTTCTACTCATCTTTTTTAGGGTTATAATCAATTACTTCTAATTCTTTTAACTTATCTATAATTTTATAAAAACCATCACATTTTAAAACGTTTTCTCCTACTATCCAATTATCATCTGCATCTTTTGTAAACTCTAATCTATGTGGTAATTTTTCGTATCCGTTTAACTCTTTGTATTGAGTTTCATTTGCTTTTAGTACTTTCATATTATATTGCGTTTATATAATTATCATAATCAGCTATAAATGCTGCGTTTTCAGATATTAAAGAAGCACCCATAGCGTACATAGAAATAGTATGTGCTGAATAAGCACCACCACCACGAAAAACAGCTTGAGTATTAGTAACTCTTGAAACAGATATAGCTGTTCTACTTTCTCCTGTTGTTCCATTAAATAATTGAACATCATTGATACTTGTACGGTGTATTGATTTCATACCTCTTGTAGCTGTATAATCAAAAGCTGTTGATAATGGTGAAGTACTTTGATTAATATTTTGAGCAGTTGATAATGTTCTTCTCATTGTATTACCACCTATAGAAACTAAACCATCCATTGGATTTACACTAACAACTGCTGTATGCAAATATAAATATCTACTTGCATTGTTTAATTGATATTGTACTCCATTAGATGGTGCAAAATTTGTATCTACATAAGAAGTTCCACCACCTGTAAATCCAACATTACTTGTAAAAGTTATACCATTTGGTGTAGTAGCTAAATATAAACTCGGAGCTTTCCAATTAATAGTAGCAAAACCTAAACTACCATTATTAGCAAAATTATAAAATACATCTAATTTCGCCCAAACTCCGTCAGTTTTCATATTCATTAATAAAGTATTTTGTAACTTTTGTTGTGCCAAAGTTGGTAAAGTATAACTTAATGCAGTACCTCTATCTAAAACAGCTTTATAATCTGTATCAAATAAGAATATAGCATTACTACTAACATAAGCACTTGTACCATCTGTATCAGTTGCAGCAACTTGACAAGTAATATCAAAACCTACATCAGCTAAAACTAAAACATAAGTATTATTAGTAGCACCTGTAATTAAAGTAGCACCTCTATACCATTGATATAAATATCCTGTTACTCCTGTATCACTTGTCCAAGTACCTGTAGTACTACTTAATGTTTGTCCTATTGTAGCAGTACCACTAATAACAGGTGCAATAGTATTAACAGGAGCAGCACCATCAGTACCTACAATTTCTGTATCTCCTGCCCAACTAACTTTATGAGAATTACCCCAACTAATATTATTATTAGCTGCACCTTGTCCCCAACCTATATTGTTATTTTTTGCTCCTTGTCCCCAATCGCTCATCGTGTACTTTTTTTAATTGTTCGACTTTTGCTAAATATAAATTTAACTTTTTAAAATTCTTAATCTTTACGTTATTATAAGTTTTTATTTGCATAAATATTATTATAAATACCAACCTGAATAAAAATTATTTGTATCAGGGTTTACATCCTCATTGTTATTATTGTTGTATTCAGGATAAGTATTAGTATTATAACACATAAAATCTATAAATCTTTGTGTGTAACTTTCTGCTATATCCCTTTCTTTTTCAACTAAAAAATCAACTTCTGCTTTATCTACGTTTGTAGCGTTTTCAGAATTATGTTTAAATAAACCTTTGTTACTTAAAGTATATGCAGCAAATGGTAAATAATAAACCATAGCCCAATGTATAAGCATAGGTTTAACGTAATTTGTTAAAAGATTTTTATAATTTACAAACCCTGCTTGGTTAATATCGTTGTTTAAAATTAAATCCTGTAACTTTTTGTAAAGTTTAGAACCTAAATAATTTTGAATAGTAATATCTTGACTAATTTTAATATATTCTATAAAATCATCAGCATCTAAATTACCATTTACTATTGTGAATTTCTTCACATCTTCTGTACTTATTAATAATGCGTAAGCCATATCTTAATTTGTTTTAGGTAAAAATCCTTTGTTTGGCATATCTATCGGTCTTTGTGCAACTAAATCAGGGTTTTTAATAACATAACCATAATTCTCTGCTTTTTTACCTGCTATTTGTTTTGCTTTTGGAGAATTAACATCAATATTTACACCCTCAAAACTTGCGTAAACTTGTTTATTCCAACGATGGTGACAAGCACCTCCGCCTTTATAAAACCATACATTTACTAAAGGTGAGCCATTTGGTCCAAAACCTTTTTGCTCTCCCTCGTTATTAGTTCTAACTTCATTTACTATTTTGCTTGACATAGCAATAATATCTTCTTTACGATATATTTTTTTAGCTTCAATCATTTTTTTACAAAATAATCTACTTTTTGCTGTAGTTTCTCCTGCATAAACATAGCGAGTAATAAATCTAATACCATCTATATTTTCATCTTGTTCACTTTTTGCGTTACCTCTTGCTGTTCCTGTATTTACAAAATTGTAAACTTTGCTTAATAAACTTTGTTTTGGCTCTTTAGATAATAATTCGTTTTCTGCATCATCATTATCATAATCTACTTCGCTTTCATCAATTAAAAGCCATTTATCGTTTGCTGTTTCTCCTAATTGAATTAAAGTATCTGCTACTTCATTATCTGAATTATCTTCGCTTAAACAACAAGTATGAGCTGATAAATTAGTACCTGTTTCTTCTGCTACTTGGTCTGAATTTTGTGCATTAGTTAAATCTGTAAATTCTAAAGGTTGTATTGTTTTAAAATATAATTTTAACTTAATATTATTAACCGCTAAAATAATATCTAATGCTTCAATGATTTCTAATTGATAAGGTTTGATAACTAAATTATCATATAATAAAGTTGCTGTTTTAATCTCATCAGCGTTATTACTAAAACCACCACCTGCATCTCTAATACCTAAAAGCATTGGTGAAGTAACTCTATGCCCAACTACTAACTTTTCAAAACATTCTTTACTTAAATATTCGTAATGTGCAGGTGCATCGTTTAAAGGAATATCATCAATAGTAGTTTTATTTTCAACAGAGCTGTTAAATCCTACAATTACTTTTTCACCTTTAGCACCTGTTAATTTTCTTTTAACCTCGTTTGCTATTTCTTCACGCTTTTCTTCCGGCGGTACACCATTATTAAAGTTTATAACTTTTGTACCGCTAAAACCATTAATTACATCGTTAATTAAATAATCAGATATTTCTTCTTCTAACTTTGCATAAGGTAAAGCTCCTGAATAGTCAATAGGTGTATAATAATGATAACCGCTAATATAGGGTTTTATAACATAAATTTCTACTTCTTTTTTACCACCAAAACCAAAAGCAGGAATACGTTTTAATTCTTCACTTGGTTTTTTATTTGCCCAATCAGGATGATAATACCATTCTTCAATTTCGCCTTTATCATTACATTTACCTGCTCTTAATGTATGCATTGGGAAGTGGTCTACAAATTTAACCTTGCCTTTTTCATATCCAACTTGCATAGCAGCCATACCTAATAACTTTCTTTCTAAACCTACTTTCTTTAAGCAATTAGGTTTTATAATAGAAATCATTTTAGCGTACTCATCAGGTTTTTTATTAGCGTCTAATGCTGATATACCTTTTCCGTAAATCATATTAGCTACACCTGTAATAATTGCGTTATTTGTAGTGCTGTATAAATACCTTTCAATTAAATAATTAAAGTAATTATTATCTATTCCGTATTCTACAAAATCACCCTTTTTACTTTCGTTTATTTGTGGTGAAGTATATGCACTTAAATTTAAAATGTGAAACATATTATTCAAATATTTTATAATCGTTATTTGTTGTATGTTGAGTATATTCGTCTTTGTTTATACTATAACTTTCAATAGTTTGGTTAGTACAAAAAACCTTATCTCTATAAACTACATCTGTACCATTTAAAATAGTAAGCGTGTAATATTTATTTTGTTTTATTGGGAATATTTTAGAAGTTGTAACGTAATATCTATCTATTGAAAACGTGCAATTTAATTCTACCTCTATATTAGTTTCTTCATCTCTCAAAACAATAGCATTAGCATTACTGCCATAAATAATAGCACTTAATGTTTGAGCAGTTGCTTGTTCTCTTAAGATTATCATATTCTTTTATTTAAAAACACAAAAGTTGCATTTTTGTTAAAGCAAAAAAAAAGCGTATAAATTAATATACGCTTTTTTAATAGTAAATAAATATTTTTTATGTACCTGAAACTACTGTGAATCCTGCTAAAACTAAAGTAGTATCTATAAAGTTAGCAGGTACTCTTTCTTGTCCTGTTAAAGTTAAAGTATAACCACTTAAATCACCCATAGCACCACCTGTTACAATAGTACCACCTGTTACATCCATTCCGTGTTGTAAACCTGCATAAAATAAATTACCATTGTTATCTTCAACAATAACTTGTGGTCTTCCGTAAGCTAATAATTTTAATTCTTTATTATCTTTTGGAGTTAATTTTTTGAATGTTAATTCTAAAACTTGCTCAAAAAACGTTGTTCCGTTTTCTCTTGAACTGTTAATATTTTGAGTAAAGGTAGAAGCACCTTTTAACTCGTATTTGTATGCAGTTGGAGTACCTGCTACAGCATCGATTACATCTGTATTAGTTGCATCGTAAGTGTAGCTTGTTGCATCTCCGTAATTTACAAAGTATACATTTTTTAAACCACCTACGCTACTTTTACATACCTCTAATCTGCCTAAAGTCAAATCACACATATTTTTATATTTTAAAAGTTAAAAAAATAGGTGGTGTTTATTGCACCACCTATTTAAAATTATTTAGTTATTAATTATGCAGGAGTATAAAGTACGATTTCAGAACCTACACCATATTGAACACCTGCTGTAAATCTCATAACAACTCTTACGTTTTGAGAACCATCAATATCAGCCATATCAATTAATTTAACTTCATTATGGTCTGATAATAAACCTGTACCAAAAAATAAGTTAGATTTTTGAGCAGCCATCATAAAGTTAGAAGCTAATCCGTTTGCAACAAAGATTTTAACACCATCATAAGATAATGAACCATTGTTAAACCATTGTGTACCTTGAGCGTTAGTACCATTAGCTCCTAAACCTGAAGCACCAAAACCGCCTAAAGCTCTTACGTATGCTCTTGCAACGTTCTGAGAAACATAAATGTATAAATCTTCTTTTCCGTATAATGTAGCAGGAATAGCATCAACTACTTTACCTAATTCAGCAATAACGTTAGCAGCAGTTACAGTAGTACCTACTACATCAATTACAGCAGCATCAGCAGTAGCTAAAGTTACAAATCCTGCGAATTGTCCTGCAGTAGCATTAACTCCTCTCCAAATTGAGATTTCATTATTTTCAGCTACTTTAGCAGCTACGTATCCGATTAAATAATCAGCAAATGATTTAGGTAATGTTTCAAAAGCAGACATTCCCATCTCAATAGATTGCCAAGTACTTGCGAAATCTTTTTTACATAATTCTAAATTTACTTGGAATTCTTCAGGAGTAATAACTCTTTCAGTTAAAGTTACTGTAGAAGTTGCATCGAAAGCACAAGTAGCATCTTTAACGATACCATCAGTTGCTAAACGTTGGATAACTGATTTGAATTTTACGTTTGGCATTACTTCAATTCCACCATTCTCAATAGTAGAAGCTGATAATAATGCAGCAGATATGTATTTCTTTGAAAACTCACCTGCATAGGTTGTTGTAATACTTGTTGTTGTTGGCATTTTTTTTTAATTTATTAGTTAGCTATTTTATTCATTACTCTGTCGAAAGTAGTCATCACTCTATTTTGTGAGAATAAAACTTTTTCAACGTTTGGTTTTGCATCAGGATTATGTGTTAAAGGTTGAGCAGATAATTCTACCACTTCATTTACCTCAACATTTTTCATTGATGCTAATTCTGTTTTTAAACTTTCGATTTCACTTTTTAAAGCATCTACATCTTCTTTTGAAAAATGCGACTCTCTAACTGTGCTTTCGATTACTTTTTTAGCTGTTGCTGTTTGAGCTGCTTCAACTTCAACTTCTACTTCAGGTGTTGCTTCCTCTTCAGGTGCTTCAACTTCCATTTCTTTGATTTCTTTGATTTCGCCTTCAACTTCAACTACTAAAATCATTCCGTTATCAAGAGTGTACTCACCTACAGGTAACGCTACTCTATCTTCACCATTAACAATAAACACCGCTTGTCCTGCTTCAAAGATTTCCGCCTCGATAATAGTTCCGTTGTCTAAAGTCATTTGCTCTAGTTTGATTTCCATACCAAGCAACTTTTTGATTTCTGTAATTACGTTTGACATATTAATTATTTTAATTTATTTAAAAACAATAGTTTATAATTGTTGTTGTATTTTATTAGTTTTTAAATACAAAACTTGTACCTACTTGTTTTTGAGCTTCCTCTAAAGCAAAATACAATTTATCTAATTCACCATAACCTAAAATACCTTTACTATCTAAACCTAAATCTTTTGCAGCATTATCTGCTTTATCTAATATAGTTCCTATTTTAGGTAACAATGCGTTAGATTTTTGTACGTTTTTTTCTGAAGTTAAAGCTACTTTATCTGCGTTTGCACTTGCATCAGCAATAGCTTTATCAGCATTAGATAATAAAATTTTATCATCTCTTAATACTTTTAATAATGCATTTGCATCAGCAGATATTTTTGCAATATCATCAACAATACCTAATTCTACTTTTTGACTTGCTAATTCTGTTTTAGCAAATAATTTACCAAATACGTTTTTTTCTTGTGGTGTCATTTTTATCCGTTTACTCTTGTTATTACTCTTACTCCGTTATTTTCTGTAACGCTTACATTATCTACTCCTGTAGTAGAACCAATAGCTTGGTTTTGTAAATCACCATTACAACATTCTTTGCTATATGTGTTATCATCACATAGACAACCTTTTTTGCCACCTACAGGGCTTGTTTTACTTTTTGTTTTCTGACTCATTAATAAGTTTTTTAATTTGTTCAACAATACTTTCATTTTTACTTAACTGCTTTTTTTCTTCTAATTTATCTGCAAAATATCCCTCTAAAGAAAATCCTTTTACTTTACCTGTTTTTACATAGTCATTCCAAATAGCATCATCCTCAACTTTTACAGAAGCCATCCAAGTACCTACAGGCACACTTAAATTATAAATAGCTGATTTATCTTTTGCCATATCCTCAACAATCCAACTTTCAACTACTGTTAAACCTTTAATTTCTTTTCCGTGTTCTAATGTCCAATTATTTTGATTACCATTTTTAAAAAATAATTGACTTGCTTTGTTTACAGTATCTTTTGAAAAATAAATATAATATTCATCCTCTCCATTTCTTCTGTAAATTGGCTTTTCAGGAATTAAAACCGCACCCATTAAAATACGTTTCTCTGTATCTACTTGAGCTAATTTAATTTCTTCAGATTTTAACGCTACGAAATTAGACTCTATAGCAGGAGTTTCAACAACTGAAATTGCATCTACACCACTTAACTCATCTTTATCGTCTATTATTAATTCTATTAGATTCATAGTATTTTATTTAAAAACATTAATTATTATATTTTGTTATTTTTTATCCTATACTTGCATTGTTAATTATATTTCTATCTAAACTTTGTTGAGTAGTAACTTGGTTTGCAACTACAAACGCTTGTACAGGTTGTTGCTGTCCTAATGTTGCTGCAACTTGATTAATACCACTTGCACCTACAACGTTAAATTGAGGAGCAGGAGCAGCACCACCACCGCCACCTGCACCACCACCTGCAGCACTTGGAGCACCACCACCGCCTAAAGCAGATAAACCTTTTGCAGTTGCAGCAATTACAGAACCAATACTTATAGCCATTTTAGCATATAAAACCGCTGAAGTACTTAATCCAAATACACCTTTTGTAGCTACTTCTTTTGCAGAACCTACATTTGTATTGTTTATAATTTCAGCAATAGATAAAGCACCATTTGCAATTAAAGCAGCCTTTTGTATTTTTTTATTTTTTTCACCTAAACTACCTAATATAGAAACTAAACCTTGTGCTGATTCTATTGCTATACTATTTATATTTTTTCTTGCTGCTTCTGCAGATAATTTATCAGCAGTTATTTTATCTTCAATAGCTTTTTTATCTTGAGCTAATTTTTCAGCATCTGCTTTTTCTTTTTCAGCATCTGCTAATTTCTTTTCATCTTCTGCTAATTT